AGTTTTCGATGAACAGTTTGCTGGAGAATTCGAGCGCGACACACGCAGAATCTACCACGTAGAGCTACCCAAGAAAAACGAAAAGCTGGACAAGCAGCGAGATGAACAGGCAAAAAAGAATAGCGAACGGTCTAAATTTAGTCGAATTCCTAAAGGCTAATTGATATAATAACCGGGCGGATAGGCTTAGCGGCTGAATCGGTGGCCTCAGTAACCACTCTTCCGCACTTCTAATATTACTGATGCCTTAACTGGAGGTTTTATGAAAGAACTCACCCAAGAAATATTAAAAGACCGTCTTGTATATAATCCCGAAACGGGAATTTTCACTCGCAATAAAACAATGCAGGGTGGATTTAAGAAAGGAGATGCCGCTGGAGCAAAAGGCAATGGGTATATTCAGATTAGCATAAGCGGTAAAGTCTATCGCGCTCACAGGTTAGCCTTTTTATATATGACAGGATCGTGGCCTAACCCATGTACAGATCACATTAACGGCATTCGAGATGATAACCGGTGGCGCAACTTGAGAGAGGCTACAAAGTCTCAAAACAATCGTAACAAGGGAATGCAATCCAATAATAAATCTGGCCACATAGGTGTGAGCTGGAGAAAAAACACCAAGAAATGGACGGCAAGAATAAGAGTTGAAGATAAGTATCTGTCACTTGGCTCTTATGTAAATAAGGAGGATGCCGCAGAAGCTTACAGGAATGCATCATTAAAACATTTTGGAGAATTCTCGGGAGTGAATAGATGAGGATATTAATGCTAGTGTTAATTGTATTTCTTGCGGCATGTCAAAACGAACGAGAGACGCACAACTTCTGGACTATAGACCGCTATGACGTTTTGTACATTGCTGACAGTAATGGAATTGGGTATAAAATCGACACCCCCACAGCCATGCAAATCACTGGGATAAATTACGATGCTCGCGGATTCCGGGAAATGGTAGAATATACCAATGAGCTACCTACTTCTGATGATGGAGTTTCTATTATATTTCTGGCATTGGGTGTGAATGACAGCTCACACGGAATACCCATAGAGGACTACACTCAAAGCCTCCAGGCTAAGCTGGCCAGCACTGATGCGGAAGTATTCTGCGTATTACCAATCACCCACAAATGGTCTGGAGTAGACACGGAGCCATTCAAGCAAGCCATGCTGAATAATTGCACCAATACTATTAACCCAAGAGACTATGGAGTTAATTACTGGCTTCTTGACGGTACGCATTGGGAAAGCCAGAGTCACTTTAATTTTGTGCAGGCTATCGAAGAACGTATATAATTTGCGATATGGGCGGTATTTGCTTATTATTCAATAAATTGCTTGTGGCAATAAGGTGAATAGATATGGCTGGTGGCCGTCCTACTAAGTACAAGGCAGAGTATGCCGAACAATCAAAAAAATTAGCAATGCTTGGCCTTACTGATGCACAGATAGGCGATTTCTTTAGCGTTACAGAGCAAACAATTAATAACTGGAAGAAAAATCATAAAGGGTTTTTTGAGTCCTTAAGGGCTGGAAAGCTAATACCTGATGCTGAAGTTGCATGTTCTTTATTCAGTAGGGCAAATGGTTATTCTCACAAAGAAGACAAGATATTCAATAACAACGGCGCGCCATTGGTCGTTGAAACAATGAAGCATTACCCCCCAGACCCTACGTCAATGATATTCTGGCTTAAGAATAGACAGCCTGAATTGTGGCGTGATAAGCCAGACAACCAAACCCCTGATATTGTCATACATAACATAATGCCAGTTCCTACTGCTGATAGCGTTGACTCATGGGAAGAGGTGGCGAAAGGCCAACAAGACGAAGTGCTAAATGCATAACGTTGTATTAGCCCCACAGAAGGGCTCCCAATCATTGGCATTATCTTGCCCATGCAATGAAATCCTATACGAAGGCACCCGGGGCCCTGGTAAGACAGCAGCGCAATTAATGCGGTTCAGAAGGCTGGTAGGCATTGGCTATGGTGCGTTTTGGCGTGGTGTGATATTCGATATTGAGTACAAGAATTTAGGCGATATAATAGCCCAATCTAAAAAGCTGTTTAAAAAGTTCGATGATGGCGCAAAATTCTTAAGCTCACCAAGCGACTTGAAGTGGGTTTGGCCTACTGGTGAAGAGTTGCTTTTTAGATATGAGAAGAACGCAGATGGATATTGGAACTATCACGGGCAAGAATTCCCATTTGTTGGACATAATGAGCTAACAAAGCGGGCAGATGATGAGTTTTATGAATCAATGTTTTCATGTATGAGGACATCGTTTAGGCCTAAAGACTATCCATTGAAGGATGGCACCTTGCTACCCTCGATACCTCTTGAGTGCTTCTCAACAACCAATCCGTTCGGTGTAGGTCACTCATGGGTTAAGAAGCGGTTTATTGATCCTGTTCCAAGAGGCGTTGTTAATCGTCAATACATAAAGACAGTAAACCCACAAACAGATAAAGAGGAAACGGTTACATTGACCCGGGTTGCTATTCATGGCTCATGGAGAGAGAACAAATACTTAGACCCTATATACATAGCCTTCCTGATGAACATAAAAGACCCAAACAAGAAAAAGGCATGGGTGGACGGTGATTGGTCTATAACATCAGGCGGAAGGTTCGACCACTTATGGCGCGAATCTGTACATGTTGTGAAGCCGTTTGATATACCTCATGGGTGGCGCGTTGATAGGTCGCACGATTGGGGCGAATCAAAACCGTTCAGTAATTTATGGTTCGCTGAGGCTGACGGAAATCAATATGAGATACATGGAAGGGTTTCCAAATACCCAAAAGGCACATTATTCTGTATAGGTGAGTTTTACGGATGCGAGCCAGACGAACACAATACAGGCCTAAAGATGTCAGCATCGAACGTGGCTAAGGTTGTTGCTGATATAGATATTGCGCTTACTGATGAAGACCACAGGATTCAAAACCCTAGAGGTGAGATAAACATAACGCCAGGCATAGTTGCATCAAAGGTATTGCCCGGCCCCGCTGATAACGCCATAACAAATAAAGATGATGAGCAGATAAGCATATCTGATAAAATGGCTAAGCAAGGTGTAGAGTGGACTGATTGTGATAAATCACCCGGTTCACGTATTAGCGGAGCCTCACTACTTTGTGAGCTTTTAGAATCAGCAATAGAGGGCAACGCTAGCCAAATTGGTTATCCAGAGCGACCGGCGCTATACTTCTTCAGTAATGTGAGGGGTATAATCTCAAGGTTTCCTATTCTAAGCAGAGATAGTAAAAAGCCTGATGATGTAGATACGGAGCAGGAAGACCATGATTACGATGCTTTAAGATATAGAGCGACTAAGATAGACTTTGAACCAGCAAACAACTTTAAAGTGAATTTTGCACTATGAGCGATTTAACCTGTACACACTTAGATTATGATAGGAATAGAGATAATTGGCGTCTTGTTCGCGACTTGGTTATGGGTGAATCAGCGCTAAAGCATAATGATTTACAAGGCATATCGACTATACGAACAGTTAACCAAACTGATTTGACGTTTAGGAATATTGCTAGGCGTTACCTTCCTATACCTGATGCTACAAATTGCGAGCTCGAAAACCTTTCAAGGTATTCTCAATATGTCCAAAGGGCTTCTTTGTTCAACGCTACAAAGCGCACGGAGCAGGGAATGGCTGGTATGGTATTTCAAAAGAATTCAGAGGTTGATCTACCCGGTTCTGTTGAATACCTTGAGGATGATGCAGACGGTTCAGAGGTAGGTCTAGAGCAGCAATCATCAGAGGTTTTGAACGATGTTCTTGAGACTGGAAGAGAGGGGCTTTTAGTTGATTTCCCTGATAGCGAGGATACACCAACAACTATTCAAGAGGCTGAAGAGTTAGCCAAGCGCTCGAATATTGTCGTGTACAAGGCAGAGTCCATCCTTGATTGGGATGAAATCAAGGTTAATGCCGCGATGAAGCTCTCATACGTTAAGCTTGAAGAGGTTGTAAGCACTAGAGACCCTTCAAACCCTTTCGTGAATACAGAGGAAACACAATTTAGGGTATTGCTTTTAGTTGATGGCCTATATGAGCAACGAATATACAAAGGGGAGGATTTACAGACTTTTGATACGCTTATACCTGTTGATGCAAAAGGCGCTAGATTTTCATACATTCCATTCTTTTTTATTGGGGCTGTCAATAACCGTCCTAATGTTGACCCTGCTCCACTTATTGAGATAGCAGAGGTTAACATTGCACACTATCGCAACAGTGCTGATTTTGAAGAGTCAGCTTTCGTTGTTGGGCAACCTACTGTTGTGGTAACTGGATTAACGCAAACGTGGAAAGATGATAACTTTGAAAATGGTATAGGGTTTGGATCTAGAGGTGGCATATCTTTAGGTAAGGATATGAATGCTCAAATTCTCCAGGTTGCAGCAAACACAATGCCCGAAAGCGGGATGGACAGGAAAGAGCGCCAAATGGTAGAGCTTGGTGCAAGGCTAATCACTGATGGCGGAGGCGCTGAAACAGCAGAGGCCGCACGTATTCGTCATGGCGCAGATGCCTCAGTCCTTAAGGTTGTAGTGAGAAATATCATTACGGCATACAAGGATGCTATTAACGCTGTGCTGCAGTTCCAAGGCGGCGCTGGTGAGGATTTCGAATTTAAGCTGAATACAAATTTCTTTGCCGGTGAATTGTCTGCAGAAGAACTTGGTGCGAAAGTTGCAGCATGGCAGCAGGGCGCAATATCTAAGCCCGTTCTTGATAAGCTATTAGTCAAAGGTAAAATCATCTCTGAAGATGAAGACCTTGAAAAAATGAACGACTTAATTGAAGAAGAGTCAACCAACACAAACCTTGATTTTGGTGAGTAATGGCTGAAGCTCCCAACATACTGGTAAATGATGCAATCAGAAGGCAGGTTCTTTTAGAGGGCGTTAAGGCCAATGAATTCAAGAAGTTCGAGCCTTTTCTTAAAGACCTAGAAAAGAGCATACGTGATAGATTAAATCGAGAAGGTGAGACAATACGCAATAGGCGCAGGCTCGCAAAGCTCCTTACTGATATTACAGCTATTCAAGTTGCGATACTTAACGGATACACAGACCAGCTAGAGCTTGATCTTGATGAGATAGCGATAACTGATGCAGCGCTTGAGGCTAATTCAATAGGTTCTGCGGTTAAGGATTTTGAGCCTGTCTTGCCTTCTGATGACCAGCTAGTTATTGCCTACAAAAACAATCCCTTATCTGTTCGCGGTAAATCTCAGGGGATGATATTGAAGCCATTCCTTAAGCAATACCAATCTGATCAAATTGCACTAATATCGGGCGCAGTATCTCAAGGGTTTGCTGAGGGTAAGCCTGTAAACGAAATTATCAGGACGCTTAGAGGAACAAGGGCCAATAAATTCAAGGATGGTGTTCTTGCGAATGTGGACAGGAATACTAAGACAATGATTCGCACTGCTGTGCAGAATTCATCAGCACAAGCTAAGCAGCGCGTCTGGGATGCAAACAAGGATATTAT